CCATATAATGGCTTGAAGGTATGTGCCTTTGCATCTTGCCGTGATACACCGATGACATCTGCCGTATATTGATGAACATCCACGCCATTTTTTATATCTTCCATACCTTGTTTGTCTTGTGCTAGAAATACAGCCGTTCTAAACTCCAATTGTGCAAAATCTATCTCTATAATACTGCCATTTTCAAATCGTGACTTGACCACCTTACGAATAGGAAATGTTCCCCCTCGTGGTTGGTTTTGAAAATTAGGGTCTCTACTTGATAATCGTCCTGTTGACGTTACGCATTGCATGAATTTTGGATGCAAAAATCCATTACTATCCGTATGATTTGATATACCCGTAACAAATGTTTTTAAATACATATCCACGGCACTGTATCTAGTAATAGCTTTAATGAAATCCACTAAATCTGGTTGAGCATTATCCAATAATTTCATTAGCGTAACCTTATCCGTCTTAAATCCACCTTCTGATGTATCCATAATGCCTCTTGGTTTCTGGCGAAATCCTGCCAGTTTATCTTCATTATGATAAATAACACCCTGACCACTGCATGTATCACATTTTGTTAAATTTTTATATGGGTCTCCATTAACCTTATATTTTTGATAAACTCCTTTACCCATACAATCACTGCATTGGGCTGCTTTTGTTTGATAAATATCTTTTGTATAAGCTCGTACTGCCATATCAAATTGTTTTTTAGATAAACGGGGTCGCTTTTTACTTCGCTTTGTAAAAGGGTCAATGCCAATATTAAAAAAATTAGCCCATTGCTTCTTGTCCTTTACTTTTCTTCCATAAATTAACCATGATAATTGTTCTGGACTTGAGGGGTTAATAGGCGTATCGCCCATCATATGCCATATTGTTTTATCAATGTATGTGCGTAATTCCTCATGTTCCTTTATAAATTCCTTTTCAACTTCCTCTAGGGTATTTGTATCCACGTAAATGCCGTTACGTTCCATTTCAATTAAGGACAATAAAAATTCATTCATCATCTTAATAGTGGCAATTAAATTTTTATTACGTGGTAATTTTAAATCCTTTAATTGGTCATCTATTAAAGATTGTGTTGCCTTAACATCCTGCCTGCCATATTTTTCTACGATACTCCAAGGTATGGTTTCAAAACCAATGTCTTGCTTTAAATATGTGTCAATAATGTCCGACTTTTGTGTAATATTCCTGCGTCTGCATATTTCTTTTAAGGATAATTTCTTTTTTAATCCCCGTAACAGCACATATTCCGCTATCATGGTATCATACACACGCCCTTCATACTTAAATCCACATTCATAGAGCCATGCTAAATCAAATTTTAAATTATGACCCACGAGTAATTTAGTTTTATCCAATATTTCCTGTACGGCTTTATAGTTTTTAGCAATATGAAAATCTTTATATGTTTTATGAAACATGCAAAAATACTCATCATTGATACCAACACTGACCAGTTGATTATCTTTTTGAAAAGGTGACGGGTCTAGTTTTCCTGTTTTATCCCTAACAAAGGTAGTTTCTACATCAACAACTGTTATCATATTAAATCTCTATAAAATAATTTCTTTTTTTGCGATAAAGGCATATCATGTTTTTCATAATATTGCAAGAGTTTTATTCTATCTTCTTTATTTCTTTTATATTTATTCCACCTAGAAATTTCACTCGTATGACTGTATATAAAATTTGATGCTTTTAAACTAGAGCCTAATTCAGATTCTAATATATAACTTTGTATTCTTTCATATCCTAAATATTTAGATGCCTTTGCACACATAGAATATAAAAAAGAACAAGCATTTTCTGTTCCATCTGTACATAATCTTGTTACTTCAATTACTTTTGACTGGTCATAATGCCTGCTGATTGGTCTTCCTGAAACTGCAACACCAATTAATTTTTCTTTGTATGTACATCCAATACTAAAACGATGACCTTGTATCTCATCAATATGCCGATGATGTTTTTTAATAAATTCATTAGCTTCAACCAATTCTAAATGAACTACTTTAAACATCATACCTTGATAATTGTGGGTTAATATAGGAGATAATTTCCGCATGAACACCATTAATTTTATTCTTACTAATATTTAATTGTCGCAGGGTTTCATTGGGGTTACTTGTATCCTGTCTGCCAATGCCAATAATTAAATCTGCTTCTGCCGCTTTTCCTGTTTTGCTGTTTTCCATCATGTCAAACGATAAATTTAATTTATTATGACCATCTGCCGATGCCTGTGATAAAGCTATGACGCATATATCATGGCGTTTAGCCAGTTCCCTTATGCCTGTATAGATGGCACGAAGTTTTTCATCCGTTCGTGCAAACGTACCAGAGATATTAACCTTATCCAACTGGTCAATGATAAGAATGTCCACCTTGTGGCTGTCTAAATAGGAATTAACATCATCCAATGTCCAATCCACCGTGTCAAGTAACGTAATATTACCGTTTATTTCAGACCATAATTCACTGGCTTTTGCCGTATTATCCCTTATTTCATCCCGTGTCATGCCTGTATGGGCGTTAATCAGTCTCATTTGTGTACGAACAGCCGGCTCTTCATTGATAAGGGCACACACTTTAGCACCTTGACTGGCAAAACCACCTTCATTTGCAACCAGACTAACCCAAAAGGCAGTCTTGCCTGTCTCTGGCCTAGCAAAAAATATTGCTAGATTGCCCTCACCTACGCCGGACACCTGTTCTTGCAATGAATGCAAATTAAATTTCCATTTTGTCGTGACATCAATTAAATCCAATAGTTCACTGACATTTGATGTAACCGCCTCTTCATTGCCTTCCTCAATGATTTGAGGATTATCCAATAAATTCTTTATCGTGCTAAAATTCTCTGCTTTTCCATTATATATGTCCGTAGCCATGACAGCAATACGATGAGCAAGGTTACGCCTGTGCAATGATTCAATGATGTCACTGATGACATTTTGATTTGGCTCTTGTTCATCCCTTAATTCATTAATCAGTTCACTAAAGTTGTGCTTTGAAGCACGTGTCAAGGCAGGATTATATTTTTCCGTATGCAATACGGACAGTTCATCCAATGATAAATCTGTATTATATTCATCATGGGCTTTTTGTATTGTTTCAAAAAAATTTCCAACACCATTAGTAAATAATGATTTGGATAATTTACCTTTATGCTCTTTATAAAAATTTTTTTTTAAACAAAGGGTTAGTAATTGTTTTTCTATCATATTTATGTTTATATCATATTATTGCTTCTGTGTCAATTTAAGTTGCCTTAAAATTTCTTTCATTCTTTTTGTTTTTGTTTTATCTTTCCAATGTTTTATATAGAACTTTGCAGCTTTTCTATCAAGTACGCATGGTGCAGTATCAAGTGGCCAAGTTTTTAAATACGTAATATACATTTTATCACGTGAAGTGTAAAGAGAATGTTTTTTTTCACTTAATTTTAATTTTTTATACTCCCCCGTGTTACTATATACACAATGAAAATATTTTTTCTTTTCCATCACGAACCAAAGATATGTACCACAGTTAATCAGTTTCCACATCTTCTTTCCATTCTCCCCAAAAATCTGATTCATCTTTTTCAATATCAATTGTTTCTTTTTCAAATAATTTTGATATGGGTATGACCACTCCTAGTGACCGATAACCATCACCACCTTTTCGTGTACATGTATCTTTATATTTATCAACAATTTTTTGTAAACGAGACACTTTAAATAAAATAGCACAGTGTATGTGATTACCCCCTAAATCCAGTCCATGTATCCAAAAATCTGATTCAGTGCTTTTTTTACATACACCACTAGGCTTTCCATTACATTCATATTCTAGAAAAACATTTCCTGTATTCATCCATCGGTCTCTCTCACATTTCATTTCCAATTTAGAATTTACCAGTACATTACGTACTTGATTTTCAAATATTTCCCCATATCTTAAATCTTTATCAAACTTTTTATTTATTTTTATTTTTATCATGAGTATCCTGTGTTATGTATGTGTTAATAAAATGATTAATATCATGCTTATGCCAGTACCAAATACTTTTATTTAATACACGCCATCTACTCTTCTGTAAAGATACAACAAATTTATCATTTATTAATACCAACCCATCACCGTAATCTTCAACTTTAACACCAGTCTCAATTAATTCTATTAATTTTCTTAATCTGGTGCATTGACGTTGGTTGGCGTTACTATAACAAAGTTTATGGTCGTTATCCTCATCAGTTTTTTTTGCCTTTATCTTATATTTTTTTAATTCCTCCTTTAAAAAAAGAATGTCATTTTTTTTATATAATTTTTCCATATTCATTTTTTGTTTCCTATCTGTTTCCATCCACCCATCATATTTTCAGCTTCATCTGTCCTGATAAGTTTACCTTCTTCTTCTATTAATCCACCTTTATTTTTTTCAATCAAGTCAGCTTCATCTTTCGCCTTCACATGATATATCTCTGATTTTACCACTTGTATTTCCACTTCATAGGTTCTCATTGTTTTTCCTAACTGCATTCTTCTTCACGGATAATTCCTTTATTCCTGTATAAATTTCTTCAATATCCGTGACACCATAATCTGCGGTATAACCCGTTTTCCAACCATTTTCAAATTCAATTCCCTTTTCTTCCATTTCTTCACGAGCCAACTTTTCTGCCTCTTCTTTATTGTCTGCCTCAAACACTTTCTTATAGGTGTTTTCATCCCAGACATTCACTAAAAATTTTTTCATTTCTTTTTTTTCTTCCTTCCAAAGATATTATAATAAATCACCTTAACTTTTTTTTGTATTTCTTTTTGTTTGTATTTTGATGTATCTATTTCAGATAACAAATACGAAAACAACATTCTTTTAGATAAATTACTCATTTTCTCCTAATCCTCAACTCTTTAGTCATTTTTTAGTTTATCTGCACTTTTTCTATCTGCTCAACCAGACAAAACCTAAATCTTGCGGTATCTATGGTTCTAACATAAAAAGTTTTTTTGTTAGCTACTATCTTTGTAATTGAATTATAAAAAATGTTTCGGTAACCTTGTTTAGACATATCATAAGCTATCATATAGTCCTCTGGTTTTGTTGTTCTTTTCTTACCTACTATGTTTTTAACAACCCCCAACCTAAAATTGCCAGTTCTTAAAATAGTGTTTTTATTAAAATCGGGATTTAATATAGTAGATACTGATTTATCATCGTATGTTTTTTCAATATAGCGTCTCTTATCTTTTTTAAGCCACTCAATATGGAATATACCCTTATTCCCGATTAATTTTTGTATAGCCTCTGGTACTGTTTTTTCTGTTTCAATTTTCATTAGGCTACCTTCTTTTCTTTATAACCTTTATCTAAGATATGTATTATATCTTCCTCAATAGGTGTATTAAAATTTTTATCACTAGATATTCTATTAAAAAGAGTATACAGCCTCACTAAATATTTTTTTCCTTTATCAGATAAAGAAATAGAAACAAAGTTTCCCTTACCTCTTCCATTATTTTTTTCTTTATTAACAAGACCCTTAACTTTTAATGTCCCAACTATCCTACTTAAAGAGGAATGTCTTTGAGGCTTTAAATAATTTCTTAAATCAGCAATACATAGTTTATTTTTATGACCTTGAAATAAAATTATTCCCAAAACATTTAATTGTTTTGTTGTTAGTATAATATTACTTATATCTGAAAATGATTTTAGATAACTATAAATAGAATATCTATCTAACATATTTTTTATTTTTCTTCTATTGTATTTCATTTAATTACTCCCTTGTTTTAGTGGGCTGTGGTCTGTGCCATATTTCAACAGCCCCGCACAACCCAAAATCCATAATGCACATTAAAATTCCCTAGTCAACTAATTTAATTATTTTTTTTAGCGTGTCTAATATACTTT